ATGATAAACATCATGCATAAGATCTGCAAAACTAGTTCCTTTGAATATCTCTTCATTCTTATCCATACATGACTCCTTTAATAATAAATATTAAAAAGGTAATTTCATGAAGTCTGAATTGGCATACTCGGAAAATTTAGTTTCGTATATGTTTTTTAAAACTTTAATTGCCTTGGTAATATTTGTAGTAGGTAGACCGGTACGTTCTCGAATATATATGTATAATGCTTTTTTGTTAAAGTTTTCAATATTGATACGAGTTTCAAATATATGTAAAATTGAATCGGCAACGTGTATATCGGTGGGATTCGTAAAAATTGAATTTAAATTGTCATAACAATACTCAATATATTCATCCATAAAATATTTTAGAGTTTCTCTCATATCGTTATTGTGCATTTCCGTTGGGATATTTCGCTGTTCATCAATATCAATTGGCTCTCGATTTTGTTTTACTTTAACATATGCTTTTTGATTTTCTGCTATTAAATAATTAAATGACGTTCGAGTATAATACGAATATGACTTTCCACTTTCGGGTTTAAATTTGTCTAGACGAGCAGTTAGATATGTAACCAAATCTGTTTGTAAATCTTGAAATGAACATTTACCTAAAATGTATGTAGGTTTAAATGAATTAATTAAATTTTCTGCAAGTTTCATAAACGGTGGATATATAAATCGTCTATATATTCGTTCTCGTTGTACCGGACTATCTGATTTATTATATGCACAAATAGCTACGTCTTGTATTCTAGTATAATAGTTATTACTTTTCTTCTTTTTCCTCGGCATCAAATTCCTCTTTTAATTCGTCTATAACTTGTTTTAACATTGCAAATGTAGTTCCTGCCTCATCGTCTTTTTCAAATGCTTCTAAACGATCAATATTCTGCATTGCGTCATATGATTGCTTAATTTTATGATACATGTATTCATTTGTATTAGCAACCGATTCATAGTATTCTTCTTGATCTGCTAAGACTCCAGCTAATACATATGCTCGAGATATGAAATAAACAGTTGTTCCTAAAAACAATACGCTTAATATAATTAATACTATCATGACATATCCTTAAAGATATCCGCAATAGAATTACCTATATTTGGATTATTTTCTGCTAAGTTTTTCATAGCAGTACTTTTAGTTGCTTTGCTTTTTTCTGAAACTGGATTAGGCGATCCTGCTTTATGGTTTCTCCAACGCTCATATTCTATTTGCGCAGCCATATGATCACCATGATGTAAAACAATAGCCATATTAGTTTTTAATTTAGCTTTTTCTGATCGAGCTACAAAATATGGTTTATTTGAATCATCATACATTCCATCATGAATTTTAATAGCTTGGTATTCATTCCAAGACATTGGGATTTCATATTTTTGTAACAACCAAATAGACAAATCTGGCACCATCGTGAAAGGAATATTTTCGTTGTGCTTATATAGCCTTCCCATATTCTTTCTATGCCAATCCGATGTTTCTACTTGATAAACTTCCTTGCCATCTCCTGGAAATCCTACTTTACCTAAATCATGATGCATTGCTGCGAACATTAATTCTTCTAATGTGTATCCCGACATATCGGCACCCAATTTAGTCCATAAATTATATAATTCATGAGTGCAACCCATTACACGAATTACGTGGTCTATATAACCTCCTGCAAATGCGTTGTGAAAGTGTGCCATTGAAGATGCTGGCATCATTGCAATACGATCTTCAAAGTCATCATACATTTTATGAATTTGTTTGGCTCTGGTTGGGAATTGTAAATCAATCTCTGCTCGAAATGAATCCCAATTTTCTTTTATTTCTTTTGCTTCTAACATAATATTATTATATTAAATTATTTTCGTAATTCCAATACTTTGCCATTCACTGAGTCTTGAGTGCATTTCCAACATGTAATTCCTGTAGCATTATTATCCACTCTTTCCGAAATGCGATCGCAGTATTTACATTGCATTTTTTTATACCCGGATCTAGATTTTGTAACTTTTGTTTTTCTCATAAGATTTCTGATTTTAATATAACTCGTTTTGGTTTTTGTTTTTCTTCTTGATATATGTCTTCTGATGTATCTGGTAGTGGTGAAGTTGGAGGAGTTGGGGCTTTAACCCGCTTGGCTTTACTCTCCTCCTCATCAACTTCTGGTATCACCTCAGTCAGGGGGTCTTTAGTTTCAAATAATCGATTTGCAGCAATCAATAACATGACTGCCAATGGGTCGAATACAAATATAAAAAGCAGTATAAACCAATTCACAACACTATCAACTGACTGGTTTACTTGTTGTGCTACATATTTAATAGGGCCTACTTCGGCCGAAACTTTGCTCTGAGTTTGTATTTTGAGCATCCGTTGATCTAGATTACTTACCGAGTCAGAATATGCAATTTCTCGGCTGTATAAGGTGTCTCTTCTAGATATTGTTTGGTCTAACTGTTTTTCTAATACTCGTCTAGTTGCCGAACTAGTTGTCGTTATAACTTCACCATCGGCATTAGTATATTGTATAACGTTGTTAGATAATCCAGATGTCAATTCTGTAATATTTTTATTTAATGATTCTTTTTCAGTTCTAATATCAATGCCAGCAGTTTGGTATCTTTGTTTCTTTAATTCTAAAACAGAAATTTTTGATTCTTGGTTTGCAAGTTCATAAGCTGTTTCTTGATATGCTGAAACTAAGAATCCATATATACCTAATGAAGTAATACACATCAATATGAATACAGCTGTAAGTAAATAGCCCTTTAGAAGCACGGATATGGCTTTCCATTGTCGATGTAGATAAGAAGCGGTTATTAGTTTACTAACTTCTAATACAGAAGCCATTACGATAACCGCGGTAGCTTGAGCTGAGAATAATTTGCTTAATCCAAACACACTGTAATATGCAGCAATTCCAGCTAAACTTAAAGATGCCGATAATACGATGTATGGAAAAAGTCGATTCACTTATTCTCGGTCAATATAATATTTTGCCGATTCTAGTTTTCGGAAAGCTCGAGCTAAATTGTCTATTGCTGATTGTTTATCAATTTTACCTTCCATCAACATTTTACCCGTAGTTCGTACTATATCCTTTGCATCTTCGATGTCATCGGTTAGTTTTGCTTTGTAACGATATTGTGCCATTGTGACCTTTTTTTTAATTTAATTACTATTTAATATAAATATGTTAATCTAGAATTAATGGCGTTTGACAACACTTTACATTGATATTTTGCAATGCCTTTTCTTTTGCCTTGGCTTCGACAACAACATCTAGACTATCTACACCATATGTATTAGGAGTAGTCAATATATAATCTGCATGGGCTTGCTCTTTGATCTTGCTGAATTCTTTATATGCCTTAGCAAAGGTAGGCCATTCCGGCAAGTCCTCCCAAGCAATATTATGTTTGTCGCAAATATTTTCTATAAGTCGTTGCTGCTCACGTCTGCGAGACTCGGAGTAATGAGTGCATTGAGTAACACCATGCTTCTGCCAAGTCCAACGCGCCATAAAGAATGCCTCCTCCTCGGATAAGTCACCGGTATTAAAAGTATGATGCCAATAGTCAAAGGTAATAGGAATACCAGTATGGGTATGAACCATCTCATATAAATCGCGAACTGAATACATAGATCCTTTGTCGTCGTTCTCAATAACAAGCCGAGCTCGAACCGATTCTGATAGTCGATAATAATTCTTGATCCATCGTGTAATTGTAGTGGGCTTATCATTGTAAGCGGCACCTATATGAATATTGATCTTGTTGTCATAACTAGGAGCATAGCCAAGCATATCAAACATTTCGCTATGGCGCTCTAGACTAACAATACTATTCTCAACCACAACCGGATCGGGGCTACCTAATATATGGAACGGACCTGGATGTGTAGTGAGTCGGATACCATGCTCTCGAGCAAAGTCACCAGCTTCTTGCAGTACCTCACAGATACGATCATAGTCAGGCAAGTCCTTGATCTCATAATGATTCCAACGAGGAAACATTTCACTGCCTATGCGGAAGAGACGAATGCCATGGGCTAAATTCCATTTGAGTATAGGAAGTAAATCTTCTGCGTTAAGCAGACTGCGCTCGCTTGCTAAAGGCATACCACCTTTTTCAAAGATGCGCTGAATCATAGTACGGCCGGTGCGAATACCTGCCTTGCCTAATTCCATGTTGTTACAGGCATAACCAAATCTAATCATAACTTTTAATTTTATACTATTAATATAAGAAAAAAAATGCAGAAATCCTAATACACAGTTTTTTAGTTATATAGATATTTATATAAAAGAAACCTAATAGGATAAACAATGAAAAACACATTAGCAGAAAACATGAGAAGATTTGGAACTAAAAATTTGACTGAATCGCAATTAGAGAATATTCACGAAACTGAGTTAACTGAAGCATCTTCTGTTTGGGCATTAGAGACCGATGCATTAAATAACATGGTCACAAAAATGAATGCCCAACTTGATGCACAGGATGCAAAAAATGTCGCCAACGGTTTAAAACCAAGATTTACAGATCATCGATATGCAATGAAAGAAACTAGGAAATCTATAGATTTCGGTGGTGCTCAAGGACAGGTACCTGTTTGGACTATAACGTTCGGCAATACACCCTTAATGGATTATGGATTGAGTGGCGAATGGATATTAGCCGGCAAAGGTGGTAATAAAAGCAATTCATTTAAAACTTTATGGTTACAGCCATTTAAATATAATATAGATAGAATAAATGCCATAGCTAAAAAATTGAGAATATCAAATCAAATTGTCGCATCTGCAATACGTACAGTTTCAAACAGAACCCTTAATATACCATTGGACTCTTATAATGCCTGGCTAGCACAAAGAGAAAATGCTGGTGATATTGTCGATCCTATAAGCAATAACTAAAAATATTTAACAGTATAAAAGCCCCTTAATTGGGGCTTTTTTGTGTTCAATCGTTTTTTATTGATTAGACTTAGGTTGTATTACAATTGTGCTTTTGCATGGAGTAACGAAGCTTCGATCCATATATGGATCATATTTTGTATAAAACATTGTTTTCAAATCCATATCAACATATATTTTAATATGATATGTAAATGATGGATCTATATTACCATATGATATGCATTCGATAACATAAGTATTGCCTTGCTTTTCTGAATTAATAATAGACAACTTTTCATTATGTTTTGGGTTTGAAAACATAAGAGTCTTTTCTTCGAGATCAAATGTATAAT